TCCAGAATCCATTTTCATCTTCATCAGTAATCCATTTAGAAGTTGTCTCAACTGACCATGTTTTAGTATTTACTAATCGATGTATTAAAGGTTTATCAGGTTCTGCTGCTAGTGATGGATCAAATACTCTTAACCTATTGTTAGGTTGTATTGCATAATTACCATCATCTAATTCTATTACATGACCACACTTGTGTTGATCGGGCTTCTGTGCATAACCGAAAGCTAATTCATTAAAGTCACCATCACACCAATCTAAAGTAAATAAGTAAATTCCTTTACGGTTTACTTTACGTCTTGAAAAGTATTGTACTTTATTACCTGCAAGATTATAAAAGGTTGTTACTGAAATATTATAACTAAAGGAATCCCATAAACATAATTCATTTAAAGGTAGTTCCTTAACACCTGGTTTAGTACAAAATGCAGAGATAGGTGCTCGCCACCATAGTCCCCCATCGGTCATCATGTAGTGGAATAAAGGAACCTGCTTAGGTAAACTTGCAACTCCAAATACAACACACTCAAAGTATTTATCGTGGGAATCTTTTTGATCTCTTAGATAATTACCTCGAACATAACACTCGATGATTGGTATGTTTGCATTTAAGTAAGCCATGATTTATAATCTTTGCCATCATATATCAATGATTGTTTTCTATTGTTATTTTTATTATATGAGCAGTGTACCCATCCGCTTGAGGGGTCATCTGAATTATAAAATTCTAATATTAATTGATCATATATTAATTCACTTCTAATATATTTTGCTAATTCTTTATTGTCTTCTCCAAACATTTCGAAGTCAGCCGCTTCTCCTTTTGCATGTTGGCTGTTTGGATTGCTGCCGATCGCAAGGCACAAGTCCGCAGAGCGATAGCCCGAGGTAATAACCATAGGCTTACCAAAGTGTCTACGTGTAGGCTCTAACACCTGTACACATAGATCAGTTAAACCCTCAATATGCTCAGGTGAAGGAGTATTATCAATACCCTTACGTGTAGCTGTTTGTGATTTTGTTAGTTCACTTAAACTAAAGTGTCCGCTTAATTGCATAATTAATTTGTATCAGGGAATCCTGTAATAAATCTTAATACACGGAATCCCATTTTTAGTTTCCCGAGTCAGATGAAAGGGGATTAGAGGTATTAACTTTAATTTCTTCTAGTTGTAGTTTAAGTAATTCAATTTCTTTTTCTAGTACTGCATTACGTTTAGCATTATCAGAAATACTTGAAATATTTACAGAAATATTTTTCTGATTATTACCTATCTGTTGTGCTAGAGGTGTAAGATCAGGTCCAGTTTGTTCGGATAGTACATCAAGCTTAGTTTGTATTTCACCATACTTAACAAAGCCACCTCCAATTGCAACAATCGCTGCAATCAAAGCTGCTATTCCTGCAAGCTGATCCTTTATATTAAATTTACTTTTTTCTTTAGCCATTTTTTAACTCCTTAAGTTCCATTAATAGTTTTTGTTTCTTGTAATGAATCTCATTTAGTTTCTTTGTCTTAATTTCAAGGGTATCCTTTTTAGTGTAACTTGCTAAGGTTACATTAGAGTATATTTTTCTAGGATCAAATAAATTTAATTGATCTAAATAAATATCTTTAGGTTTATAAAACTCTACATTATTATAAGCAACTAAGGAAACCTGTTCACTAGTCATTGCTTCTAATTTAATTATATTTTTAATGTTTAAGTTCTTGGATAGATCTTTAATATCCCTATCAATCTTATCCATTATTCTGTCAATATTTTTAACGAGAGCTTTTTTCTGTCGTATCTTTTTTTGTTTGGCTTTCTTCTCTGTCGAAACCACGGATGCTGTAGAAGTTTCGCTAGTGGATTCCTCTTCTTGTGTTGTTTCTTCATTTGATTCCTCTACAACTTCTGTGATTTTTTCCTTTATCTTTTCTTTTTCTTCTTTAACTTCTTTTTTTTCTTCTTTTTCATTTGTTATATTTTCCTTTATATTTTCTTTTTTCTCTTCCTTGGTTGATTCCATGCGTAGGGGTCCTTTGGCAACGAGGGTCGTTTCTTTTTGTGGAAGTTCCTCTTCTTTAGAAACCATTGGTAAAGCTTCTTCATTAGCTTCTTTCATTACCTCTTGTATAATTTCTTTTTTAATTGTCTCTATTGCTTTGGTTTCCTTCATCGTTTGAATAACTTCTTGAACCATTGCTACTTGTTTAACCGAGGCTTCTTCAGAAGTATAAACAATAACACTCATTGTTTCTTCATTTAATTCTACACTAACTACAGCACCTTCAGTAGCTACATTAAATTCCATACCTATGCTTTCTTCAATTCCTGATACAACATTCCATATCTCACTTTCGGTAAGATTAGCTGTACCTAAGGCTTCATTAATTTCTTCTATTTCTGTTTGAGATAAAGCTTCATAATCATCTGTTGGAAAATCCAAAATCATTTCAGCACCTAGTAAGTTAGGACCTCGAACTGCTACAGATGTACTTTCTGATCCATCAACACCTTTCCATGACCATTCATAAGTATTAGCATGAACACCATTATAATGTAAGCTATCATCAAATGTACGTGCATTAGCATTGTAACCAGCATCATCAGTTCTAATTTTTGTAGAGGAAGCTAAAACATTACCATCTGAATCTTTAATTTTCATTGTTATAGTATAAGAGTCTACTGCTCCTGTATAACTTCCACACCTATAACTAGAAGAACTCCATTCACAGTTTTGTACTGATACGGAACTACTAAGATTTATTCCACCATCTAATTTTGCTTGTGTAGATGTATGGGAAACTCCGTCAGGAGTACTTGCTCCTGTAACACCTACTAAAGAACCTGTAGCTGTCACCGTCAGATCATGACTAGCTTCGATTTCCCCTATACTAGGATGTGCAGATCCACATGCATTTGAAACTTGTGTGTCACATGTAATGGTAAAACCATTATAAACTAAATTATTAGTTAAAGTAGTAGCACTAGAACCAGTTGTTACCCCGTCTAAATTAGCATTACTATAACTGGATGTGGTATCACCTGCGTTAGGTAGTATATTTGATGTAAAAGCTGTATCGTTATCTTCTGCGAAAGAAGTTGCGAAAGTTAATATCACCATCAAAAGTATTGATACGATAAACCGCATAAGCCATTACTCCTATAAATATAATTAACCAAATCATTTAGGTTCCTTCCAATTAACTTTTATATCAGTTGATGTATCTGAGGATAAAGATATAGTAGGATTAACTTTTTCCCTTTTTGCCATTCTTGAAATATACTTATCATAGTCAGGTCTTTCAAAGTCATAAAGTTTCCATAACTTCATAGCTTCTTTACCAATTTTTCCGTCGATTGGACAGGGCGTACCCGCTTGAATCATAGATTCAAAAACTCGTTCATCTTGGCAGAGGATTGCAACAGCTGCGACTTTCATGCCAAAGTCATTTAGTATTCTTGCTAGTTTTAATCGTTCACAATTTTTGTCAATAAAATGTTTGCCACCAGATATACCAACTCCAAATGTTTGAATACCAGCAGAAGCGCCAACGGCGCACACATCCTGTGTCATAGCATTATAAGATGGAGCGGATGCTGATGGTGGTGAAGATCTTATATCTGAATTTGTAGTGTTATTAGTTGTAGATGTAGATTCAGAACCTGTTTCATAGGTAGTTGTTGATTCTGAAGTGTATCCACCTTCAATTGCTGTGTTAGATCCAGAAGTGTTTGTTTGTGTAGTATCTGAATATGCTGGACTAGCAAATAAAGTAAACAGAACTAATAATATAATTAATGTCCCTGTAAAATAATAATTCACTTTACCTCCTATTGACACGATTCACATTCTCCAGTCTCATCAATAACAAGACCTTCTGGCTCATCTTTTACTTCACGACATTTACAATTTTGACACGTGCAAGCTCCATAAACATCTCCATGAACATCTCCATCACAGTGACAATCACAATTACAATTTTTACATTTTTTGGTCATTTAGCTGCTTCATTACAAATGGGACAAGACTTTTTAAATCTTGAGTGTGTATTACATTGAATTTTTTCAGGCTCAGTAGCAATAACTTCTTTAGCTTCTTCCTGTTTAACTTCTTCCTCTAATATAAGTGGTTCTTCACATTTACAAAATTTACCAAATATTTTTTCTATTAGAGATTTTATCCATTTAATCATTTTTCTTTTCCTCAATATCGTAGAAGAACCTATCGGTGTCTTCTGTTTTCCATTTACGACTATCTTCTACGTTCCATTCAGAAGTTTGAACCTTCCAATCGGGAACTTCGTCTTTTACCGTAAATGACGGTATATCCCAAAGGATACGATTATTAGGTTGTGCTGCATAATTTCCATTCTCTAGTGCGAGAATGTGTGCGCACTTATGTTCGTGCGGGATTTCCGAATGATCTGTATCGACTATATTACTCTCTGGGTGAGCCCAGTCAACCGTGAAAAGGTACGCACCGGCGCGCCACTTTTTATCTTTGCCTAAGAATTTACCGGACTGACCGTCCAAGACATCAAAAGAAGTAATGCTAGGATAGTAACTAAAGCAATTCCATAGCTCCAACTCATCAAGTCGCAGCCGAGGAACCTCTTCTGGCTTATAACCTCTTTGTATGAATGCAGAGATCGGCAAACGGTAGAATACAGCTCCATTTTCCATAATTGCATGAAAGAGTATCGGACGCCCTGTAATCGATGAGAAGCCAAAGACAATGCAATCTTCCACTTCTCCATGGTGTTCTTTAAGATCATAGAGATACTCTCTCCGGATCTGTGCATAGATCACAGGTGTATTCGCGTTTAAGTATGCCATCCAACATAAAGTCCTATAGTGATATGATTATTAAAACAACTACTACTGCTACTGCAATAGAAATCTTTTTATGAGCGAGTACTAATGCCCATAATTTTTTTGCTTGTTCCATATTTCCTCCTATTTTATACTACCCCAGTTAGGACCTGATTCATAGTCTACTTTATTGGGGATTTCAAGTTTAATTGCTTTTTCCATTATATCTTTTATTTTTACTGCTTGGTCTTTATTGTCTATAGATACGCATAATTCATCATGAATTTGGATATGAGGTAAGATGCCCTCTTCATATAATAGTACCATTGCTTTTTTAGTCATATCTGCAGCACTGCCCTGAATTAATTTATTTAAAGCTCTGTATATGAAAGCAGGTCTATAGTGATTTTCAAAATTTTTGAGTGTTGGATCAGGTGGATAACCTTTATCCATTAATTCAGACTTATAAAGAATTTCAGCATTTTCTCTAGAAAGCAGTGGTACAGGTTTATCTCCTTTGATCACAAATCTTTTTTCTTTAGCGTCCCATTTTTTATCCATAGGTTCCCATTTATTAAAACGACAAAATCTATCTTCTAATGTGTAAAGAAATTTATTTCTTCCAGCAAATTCTTGCAAGTCATATGAGAGTCTTCTCACAAAAGGAACTTGACTATGATATTTTTCAAAAAGTTCTTTAGCTTCTGTGTATTCAAGATTAAGCTGCTCCGCTAATTTATTTTTTCCCATTCCATAAAACAATCCCAGATTAATTGTCTTGGCCGTGGTCCGTGGTATGTTAGCCATGGTCGCTACAATTTTATGAAAATCTGCACTGGAATCGTTCTTATAGGAATCAGCAACTTTTTCTGCTCCATGCAAACCCAACTTTAAAGCGTAGTGAACAACGATTCTAGGTTCTTGTTGCGAATAGTCAAATGCCCCCCACATACATCCTTCTTCGGGAAGGAATAACTCTCTCATTTTTTTACCAATAAAACCTTTAGCAGGTATTTGTTGAAGGTTTGGATTGGACATAGAAAATCTTCCAGTGATAGTCCCTCCTTTTTCTCCCCTGATTTGATTAATATCAGCATGGATTCTCCCCTTGTGAACAAATTTTAAAAGACCTTCAACGAAGGTTCCCTCCGCCTTGTCGAACTCTCTTGCTTTAGCAATCATTCTTACAAAATGATTTGGATGAGTCTTTAAATAATTTTTAGGTAGTTGAGGTAGTTTGGTTTTAGGGGTACTTGTATAGTCCTTTATTTGTAATTTATCCAAAAGTTTTTTAATTGAAGCTGCTGCCCAGATCTCTATTTTAACTCCTGTTCTTCTTTTAATATAATCAACTATATTCGTTTTAGTTTTCTTTAGTCTTTCTCCTAATCTCTTAGCTGTTTCAACATCAAATCGAACTCCTTTAAATTTCATATCCACAAGACATGGAAATAGTTTCGTTTCTAATTCAAAAATATGTCTTAAGGTCTTAGTTTTTTCATTTCTTGTGCCAATTTCAACCTTTTCTTCTTGGTCCAGTCTTGCATTAAAGAGATTCCATAATTTCAAAGTTAAGTTAACGTCTTGTTCTGCATAATCCTTTACTAAATCATACGACAAGTTATGCATGTTGGTCATTGGGTCTTTGATAGTTCCTTGGGACCATTCTAATGTTTTTTCCTGTAGATCATATTTGTATTTAGATTCCTTCAGGTAGTCTTTACTGAGAGCATCTAATGAATATCTCATTCTATTTTCATCGATAACTGAAGCAGCAACCATTGTATCGAGCAATGGTCCGTGGGGCATGAGCCCTGTTTCTGCACGAATCCAACACACATCATACATTGCGTTATGAAATACTTTTTTAATGTTCGGGTTTTGAAATAACTTCTTGTTTAAGTAATTCCACGCTTTTTTACGTGGTATGTTATCAGTTTGTACATGCTTGATAGGAAAGTAAAGTGTTTGTTTGCCAGTGGCTATTGCAATGCCACAAACAAAACCATTACCTCGTATAGCTCCTGAACCTTTATCTTTTAAATTTGGATCGTAGGTTTCTAAGTCGACTGCAACTACGTCAACACCTTTTAAATCGAGATCGGTTAGCTTTGGAGGTACACACATTATTTATAGTCTCTTTCAATGATCATATCTATATAGAGTTTAGCTTTCTCCAAATCTTCCTTTCCTCCTTTATATGCGTGTCTGCAAATATATTTAATAGCATTTCCTTCTGCAAAGAGCAATTTGTTCTTGTTAATAAACTCACTAGGTTGAATCTTCATATCCTTGTAGTGAGTTCCACCAATTTGTTTTTTCCAGACACTCATTAATCTAACCTAAAATTAGCACTCATGGATATTCTCTCTCCTTCGGACATAAAAGGAGTGACGAAATGAGTGACGGTTGCTGGAAATAGAAAAAGGTCTCCTTCTTCGGGAAAGAAAAATCTATTGGAAATAGTGTGAGGCTGAGATTCTCCGTAAGTAAAAGAAAGTGAACCTGGTC